ACCACATAACAATCGATGTTCACCCAATATATACAAGTCACCTTTAACTGTAATTGCTGGGGCTGATTCTGGTACATCATCATCACCTTGCGTTTCTTCGGGTATTAAGTCAATATCCAATTCTGGTAATTCTACGCCCCAATCAAGGAGATTTTGAGCATCAAAGAGATTCAGCAATAAATCGTCATCCCAAGAACCATAATTAGTATTTTCAACGATAATGATTTTCTGCAAAGTTTGTGGATCAACTTCAGGATCAATAACTTTACACTTAATATGCCTGTAATCTAACTCTTTATAGGCTTTTAAACGCATATTGCCTGACAAAACAACGTAAGTATCATTATGAGGAATAACTAATAACTCTTTTATTTCGTTAAGATCCTTATCAAATAAACTTGTCTTTAATTTGTTAAATTTATGCTTATCAATACGACGCGGATTAGCGGGCACCCCTAAATCTTGTAACTGACCAACGTTATTACGTAAATCTTTTATTGGTATTTTCTCTATTCGGGCTAGTAGTTGCGTATTTTTTTTCATAACATTTGTAAAAGTACGCAAACACTTCTACTTCTAATTTAAACCAAATTAAAGGCTAAATCAAACTTAAGTCTATTTGTTTATGTAATCATATATAACAATTTCATCAAAATTAGTCTTAATCCAAGTAATAATACTTGTTTGTGGTATCTGTAAGTGTCCAGCAATTTCAGCCCAACTCATACCTTCATTTCTTAATTGTTTATATAGATCAATGTTATGTTCATGTTTTTTCATCACCTATATATTATCACACAAAATAACTATACGTTCAACATACGTATGTATGAAATTATTTCAATATAAAAAGTCTTGATTTATACGTTTATTGAACGTATTATATATTCATCCCAAAAAACAAAGGAGAAAGAAATGAAACAAGCAATTATAAACGCAGAACTGGTGGATTTCGATTACGAGATTACAGAGATCAACCAAGGCGTAATAAATTTTACTAAGGTATTTAAATAGGAGACAAAAATGAAAACCCAAGTTTTAGAGTATATCGATGCATTAGCGTTCGGTGACGAAGAAGTAAAAGAACAGGCTCACGATTTTTTATATGAGTTTGTCCATGATCTAGAAATATAAAGCCAGGTGTGTGTAGTAGCCCTAGATATTGGTAGGGAAAATGACTAGGGCTACAAAATAATTCCAATACTGTGTGTTACTGAAAGGAACTAAAGATAATGATAACAACATATAAATACAATTCAAATGAAAACAACGCGTATGACTTAGCCAAGCATTCCTTTTTCAAACTAATTGACAAAACTTTAATTTACAAAGAGAAGACTAACGAAAACGTGTGGGCATACAACTACAGCTATCTTATATGGCTTGAAGCAGAGGAGTTTTGCTATGAACTCGATAATGATGAGTGGTCAACGTTAATGATGGAAAGCACATACGTCGATGCAGCAACTATATAAACTATTAGCCTTTGCACAATTCTTAATCTGGATGTTGCTTTGGTATTTTTTAACTAACGGGAGTTTAATAAATGAAGTATGATAAAAAAATGACCCCAATAAAAACTAGAAAAGAGCCTTTACCTTTACCAGGGCAAATTTCATTAGAAGAACTAGATCAAACAATCAAAAATATTGATAAAAAAATAAAAGAAACAAACGACTATTTATATTTATATGGATTTAAACAAGATGATTTAAAAGGGTCCCCGAGGGCAGATCACTATACCGCACTACTAATTATACTAATATGCTGGCTAGGTGCAGCAAGTATATTTATTACATATTATTTTTCTTGATGTGCGGGATATCCCAGGTTATAATGTAGGCTAAGGAGAAACGATGAAACTTAAACAAATTAACACCCCAGCTAACAAATTGTTAATAAACACCTTGAGTATGGAATCTTTAAACACGTATATTAGTGATATGAGTTTCTATAACTGGGCTAAGGGGAATAAGAGTCCTAGCGCACCATACCAAATGGTACTGCGACGAGCAGGCGTAGAGGATATTTAAAGTACATATTGACTTATCGTTATTCAAAAAAAGAAAGAAGGTGAAGAGGGATCCACGACCTTAACAGGTCACATATAAAAAGCAAAAGTCGAGTGTTAGTAGCACCCGACTCTAAAAAAAATATAACGTTAATAATCGCAACCACTTAAAAAGCTTTTATTAAACGAAAGGTATAACACAATGATAACCACTAAAACTCAAAAAATCAAACAGCCGTATAACATCTTCTTGGAGCTAACAAATGAATTGGGATAGGCAATTAGATTTTTTGACCAATGAATATAACAACAAATACGATTGCGTTGAATGCAAAGACGAAGCTATGGATTGCGCATGTTAAGAGCGCACTTTAAAAATGTGCCAAATGTAGAAGATCCAAAGGATATCGATATTGCTATTACTGCACTCATAGAGGCAGTCGAAAGGGTGAATAAAAAATGAAACAAGAATACACACACGTGAACACAGGTTATGAAGATATTATCTACAAAGACGGGCGAGCTTATGTCTACAGTCCACAGATAGTAACACAAAATATGAAAATAAATGATGAGGTGCCATTCTAATGGTGCCCGTAAGAATGTGGGAAAAAGAAGCTAGGAAGCTTATAGGTCTACAGGAGAAATATAAACAAGTATTAAACGCTATGTCTTATTACAAGGAAGAAATAGAAAACAAAAAATACATGCTTATGCCATATCTAGCTAAGACACACGAAAATGAAATGCATAGCAGTGGTCATAGATTGCGCTTACAAAAAAAAGATAAGTTTAATTTATCTAAATTTAAAAAAGAACACCCGGATATGTATGAATTATATTGCGATGAAGATTACAAAATAAAAATCGAGGTAGAAAAATGAGTAAATCAATTCATGAAGGCTTAGCAAAGATTCAGCGTGAACTAAAAGCTCCAAAAGGACAAACAAACAACTTTGGAAACTATAAGTATCGATCCTGTGAAGATATTCTTGAAGCTTTAAAGCCACACCTAAACGGCTATACGTTAGTAATAACTGACGACATTTCTATGGTTGGCGACCGCTTTTACATTAAGGCAACCGCAACAATATCTGACGGAAAAGAATCAATCAGCGCAACAGGTATCGCTAGGGAATCACAAACCAAAAAGGGTATGGATGATTCACAAATAACTGGGTCAACTTCTTCATACGCTAGAAAATATGCACTTAATGGTCTTTTTTGTATTGACGATAACAAGGATGCAGATACAACTAACACACACCAAAAAGATGAGAAAAAAACACAAGAATCAACTCAAAAATACACTAAAACTGATAAACCAAAAGACAATGCTGACGATGTAACTAAAGCTAAAACAACAATACATGACCTACTGAAAAACCACACGCCCGAACAAAAAAAAGACTTGCTTAAAAAAGCCACCTATTGGGACAAGAATGATAGTTGGTGTGATGACATAAACAATTTGACTGTAAAAGGGCGTGATCCTAGTGTTGCTCAAATGCGTGTCTGGTACAAAAAGGTTCAAGAATTAATGCTTGATGATTCAGCTGCTGAGTTTGTAAGTGATTCACTATGATTAAAGAAAATCCTAATTACTACAGTATAATCACGGCGGATGTTAGATACAGTAAAGACTTATCTTGTTTTGAAAAAGTATTATATAGCGACATTACTGCACTAACTAATAAGAATGGCTACTGCAATGCGTCAAACAAGTATTTTGCAAGGGTTTTTAGTAAATCTGTGAGTACAATAACAAGGGCTGTAAGTAATTTAGTTGAACATGGATTTTTAAAAAATATTTTAATTCGTGATGAAAATAACGAAATTACTGAACGTAAGCTTTACCTTAATTCAAAAGTGACTATACCTATAGTCAAAAATGCGCATAGGGGTATAGGCAAAAATGCGCATAGGGGTATAGGCAAAAATGACCAGTATAATAATACAAGTATTAATACTATAAATAATGAATATAAAAAAAATATAAATATAAAAAAAAGTTTTATAAATTTAACTCTTGTTGGAGTTACAGATTGTGACAACGTACAGATACAGCAAAAAGAATATGACAAGCTAGTTACTGAATACACCACACAGACTGTCCAAACACAGATTATGCAGCTAGATAGCTACCTTGAAGACCACCCACGTAAATATAAGTCACACTATAAAGCACTACGTAGCTGGCTACTTAAAGCCGCTAAAATTAGCAAGCCAAAATACGAAACCGCTACTGAATTTAATCAGCGACTTTTAAAAGAGGACATGCAAAAAGCTTTAGTCGAGGGCAATGGAAAAATAAATGTTGATGATTTTACGCCATTTTAATTGGAAGGTACAGAAATGAACAATAAAGAAAAACGATTTTATATTTCAATAAAAAAAATGTTTAGAGATAGAAACTTAAAATTTAATGAGCATATGGCACAGACGTTTTGGACAGAACTCAATACTGAGAGTAACGATAATCTATCTAGGCTTTTTAAACGGCTTTATGATCGAAACTTTTATTCGGACTACAACAAAACAATTCCTCGTATGCCAGTATTACCTGAAGTCAAAGAGACATTGAAGGCTGTAAAATCAGACGCATACAAAACGCCAGACAAATTTACGTTAGCTATGCCTGAGCATGAAAAAACAAAAAAGAAACAAATACACTTAGACATGACACAAAAAATTAAAGACTTTTTAGCCAACGGTGCAAAGGAAGATCAATTAGATGTTTTATTTGCCCAAAATTAAAAAATATTTATTTATTGCGACAATACCATTGGTTGCTTATAAATTTTACAAGGTAAGAAACAATAGCCATCAATAACATGAAGTTACAACTGACAATAACCGGCAAAGATAAAGATCAGATACTTAAAAGGCTGCTAACGATAAGTAAAAACTTGATAGATGACATTTATCAGCATGAAACAGATTCTGTAGAGTACACACTAAAAAAATGAAAATAAACGAAGATTTAAACAAGCACTTAACAGAGTCCCAACAGCTTCAGCGATGTCTAGCAATACTGCATGAGTGTAACGTAACTGCCTGGCGCAACAATGTTGGTATGGCAAAATATGATTCTAAACGTGGACCACGTGTTGTTAAGTTTGGTCATGCAGGTTCTAGTGATATTTTAGGCTTTACTGGCGACGGTAAGTTTTTTGCTTATGAGGTTAAACGATACAAAAAAAAACCAACACAATTGCAAGAACAGTTTTTAGGTAACGTACAAGATGCTGGCGGCATATGTGGGTGGGGGACCGCCAATGATCTCGTAGATTTAGTACTTAAAACTAATTTATGTTAAGGCTTTAGCCTTAGTTAAATAACCCTCTATTGTACTTAGGCGTGTATTAATGTCTTTATAATCATCACGAAGCTGTCTAAACATAGTCTCTATTTCTTTACCTGTCTCAAGCATAAGATTTTTGACCTCGTTAATAGACGACTCGTTTTGTTTTGTACGATCTTCGAGCTCTTCAATACGATAACGCAAATCACTCTCCATCTTAGTACTATACACTTTAAATTCACTTTTACTGATAAAAAACTTTTGTACAACGTATAGCATAAGTAACAAATTAAAAATCGTCATTGCAGACGAATCCATATTGTCAGAAAAGTAAGTTAGCAACAATTCCATTAGCTACTCGATTTAGGATATTTATTTTTTATTTCAGTTACTTTAGCTTGCCAGGCATCTAAGCCGTTTTCAGTAATAAATTCAATTTGTTCTTTAGCTGATCCATATTCACGACTTCTTGCATATTTATAATCATAATTTTTATTACTAATATCGACTAGATCGTCATGAGATATGTTGTCATCTTCGGCTTTGTCATCTATAAATTTCCATTCTTCATCATTTGCAACAATAGACTGAACAATTAAATAATTTGGATATGGCTTTGCAATACCTTCACTTTTACGCCAATTTTCTAAATCCTTAGTATACTGGTCTATATCCGCTTGTATAAGTTCTTCACTAATGTTTATGTTTTCGCTTTTTTTTATTTCAATCATTAATTTCTCCCTATAGCTTAATGCAGTACATTACATTAATATTAGTTGGCCTTGTTTCTGTAGTTATTCTTGGAGTTCCATTTGTACCATCTGACACGTAATCTTTTTGATAAGAAGTTGGTATATAAGCCGCGGGGTTACCATCATCTAGGTCGATATGTCCTCCGCCTCCTGAATTCAATGAGAATGTTGCTAACCAATTATGTACGTGACCTTGGAATGCATCATCTTGCTTAGTACCAACCACATCGCCTGTCGTGCCATCGCCTCGATCAGTACGTGATGCGGCGCCTGGGTCTGTTCCTGCGCCATTGTCAAACCCACGTAAAAAACGACCTCTATAGTCAGGTAATGTAAATGTACTACTACCATCACCATTACCATATATAACGCCTATATCGCCAAATAATCTAGCGTGTGTTGTCCTATTAACATTTGATCCGTCACACTCTAAATAACCTTTTGGAGCAGAAGTCAAAGCCGTAGAAATAATTGTTCCTGTAGGCTTGTCATCTTCATGAAATTGAAAGTTAATTCTTGTGGCAGATACTGCACGACCAACTTCAAAAGGATATAAACTAGGCTTTGTTGCGGTAATACCGCCGGAAGTGCCT